GTCACACACGGCGGCCATTCTAACGATATTCGACGTTACTGTAGTTGCATCGTTAGCGTCAATGCTATTGAAATACCCGTCAAATCCCTCGACTTGAATTGTAGTAGTCGCTCCCGCGCCGACAACGTACAGACGATCCACTCCGGATACAGATGCCGTCGCTAGCGCAAGCCTGTTCGCTGCTTTCACCGTGGTTGTTACCGGAGCCGGGAATGCTCCTGTACCTACCCCTAGGACGTTGCCCTCTCGGATTATCGCCAGGATTGTGAATGTGGCGTTTGTGTCGTAGTAGGCTATGCAACATCCTCCGAAGGCGTATATTGCGTCAGGGACGCCTCCAACGTACGTAGAGACGTGCTCTACCGCCGTGGCCGTATCAGGGTTCGCCATTGGGCCGCAAATGCAGCACAGTGTTGCAGCCACGCGATACAGAATCCAGAAGGTGTTGGATGAGACAACCACCTTGATTGATAGCGGCGTTACGGCAACGAGCGTGGGGGACAGCACGAAAGCCCCGGTGGTAAGGTCCTTCACTGCATACCACAAGCCGTCCGTTGTTTTCCACGCGATAACTCCATAATTCCCAGACTCCTGATAGTCCTGAAGAGTGTGTGTAACGGAGCCGCCGACAAGTGTATCTATGGAAACATCGGAGAAAATTGCAGTGCCTTTTGACACCCAAGAGTTTGCCACGTCGTTATACGTGTACAGAGTGTCGTCAGCACTAGCAAGTATCTCGTCGTTAAATGCGAAAACCGCAGTTGCTGCGATACCAGATAGCTTCTCATAACCGGCCCTTTTTCGCATAGTCGGAGCGTTAACTATCTCCGCATTTTGCAGTGTCTTTAGCCTACCTGCCGGCAGAACTTTGTCGTCTGTCTTAGTATCCATCCCGGAGAAAACGAGAGGGACTAGTTGTTTTTGGAGTGTCATTAGGATGCCTCATAAAATACGTAAAGGACACAAGACAAGGCCCTAGAAGCACTATTAGTGGAGTATATATAGGTGGTGTCCCATGTACAAGAGTTGTTATGAATATAGGTAGCCGAAAGGGTATAATAGAAACTTCCAATGACGGCCTTTATTGTACTGGCAGTCATTCCGTGTACTACTTTAGGATTAGATTCATCGGACCAGGTTGCCGCTATTTTTTTCATTTTGAACGCCGGCGGTGTAGAATTTCCTAGTGATGTGTATCCACTATTTGTTATAGTAGAGGCAGCTACCTCACCTACGAGATTGGCATTTATCGACGTTCCGTCTCGCTGCACAATGGTGTCAGTAGTGTTTGTTTTGGCGTATGCCAGCGAAGCCAGTGCCTTACTGCCGTTGCTGACTACAACCTGGGAAGCCGTCAGGCCGCTCAGCGTCAGTCCTGTGAAAGTGGGAGAGGCTCCTGTATGGATACTTTGCGGCAGGGAAAACGTTATATCAGAAGCGTTTTGTGTAACTGTAACCTGGTTGGAGGTGCCCAGAATAGCCTTCCAGACGTTGGTGACTTTGGAAGAGGTCAGGTTTGCTACCATTATCACGTTGGCTGCACCCGGTCTGTCAGGACAAAATGCGTAGTCATAGTCTGCTGAAGCAGCGTCGTCTGCTTTCAGAGTTACTGTGTTTCCCGTAAGTAAACTGTTTTTGTGGAGCACGACTGTTCCACATAGAAGCGCGGCAACATTATTAGTAGACGTCTCCTCTATGAAAGAGAAGGATTTGCTGGTGGTGTTGTATCCTACGGCTGCACTTCCGATGATTCCGAAGATGTTTCCGGTTCCGGAAACCTTCACGCTTCCTGATTCGGTAATCTGCACAGCCCCAGTACCGTCGCGCCAGAAAAGGTCTCCGGCTGAGTTTCGGTACAAAGAGCCAGTAGTAGTCGGGGCGGAATCAGGAGTAGACATCGCAAGTTCGGACAGGTCGATAAGACTGAATCCGTTGGCGTCGAAAGCCGCGTTCCAGTTGAAGCCTGCCGGAGTCACTCTCGCGCCCTTCCCGCTCGTATGGTCGTGCAGGTCTATGGCGAGTAGCGCCGCATATACCTTTGTGGCCCAATCAGGGCCTACAGTGGTGGAGACTATCGGAAGGTCCAGTCCCATGTTGGGGGTTGTCATTTAGCACCTCAAAACATCAATAGTGTTACAGATTCGGCTGAACTAGCCACCAACGAAATCTCTGTCACAGTGGCAGCGACTGTTGTGTCTTCCCATACTCGCACGTCTGCGGAGCTTCGCGCTAGCAGGAAGCCTCGGGGAACCCTTCCCAGACCGTGCCGTACGGCAACAGTGGATGTATCCAGAGTGACCGTGACAAGCGCCACCTGGAGGAACTCGGACAGCACAAAGTTCACAGCGCTGCCAATCAGCCCTAGGGCACGCTGTAACACGACGTCAGAAACCTGGGGAAGTGCAGGGACGCGTTTCATACCATATCCTCGTCCCAATTCACGCCATAGATATCACGAATTGAGTCGGCGTTTTCCATATCCCTGTTGGCAATTGCATCTAGGATATCCTGCTTCGCAGCCGATGCCCTATTTCGCAGCCCTACAGAATTTCGCTCTTCTCGCTCAACGCAGAGCGCTGCGCTCGTGGCAATCACGTACTCCAGGCCCTTGTACTCGGGAGTGCTTATGGACGACGCCGAGGTGAGTGTCGGAGGATGGGGAATGTAGTACAAAGTGGCTGTAAACGTTCCGTTTTTTGGACGGAACACGATGTTCGAGCCGCTCAGGCAGTATCGGTACATGAACGCAGACGTCACAGTTGAGTCGAAACTATTCCTTTCGGCCCATGCAAACTTCTTGAGAGATCTGTCCTGTGTTCCGACAAGAGTGTCCACTCCACAGATTTTATGGCAATCTGTAGGGAGCGCTACGGAAGAATTCACCACAGAAAGAGATGCCGAGGTTCGGAAAAAGTTCTCATCTAGCTGAACTATCCACTCGTACACCTGCTCATAGGCGTCTTGAATGAACTCCAGAATCTCAGCATCTGAAACAAAAGAGGACGCCTTCATATCGGCGTCCCCACGTATCCTCGCTATCAACGAGGTAACCGTTACAGAAGGCATACATTACTCCATTTCGTCGTCGCCGTCGTCAGAGTCAATCATCGAGAGCATTTCTTTGAACGCGGCAATCGCGCCCCCGAATTCTCCCGCCTGCATAGCAGTGAACATTTTCTTCAAAGACTGCTCCTGCGCCTTCTTCACAAAGTCCTTGTGACCTAGCTCAGGCTTTGCAGTATTTTCGCTCTCTAGCCCGCTCAAAATCTCCATAACTGCTTTGTCGTTGTCGAGCAAGCTAGACAGCATGTTACTCTCCTTCTCCAACTACGGAGCTTCGGCGAAGCAGGATTATCCCGCTGATTACATTGCCAGATTCACTCTCTACGGCTGCGCCGGCATCATCAACACATTGGATGACGATGTGGTCAGGAGAGTCCTCAGACTCGCGACATACTTGGACCGACACTGCCTGCGACTGTAGTACGGCTTTGCAGTTGCCTGATCCTGCGCCACCAGCGCCCGAAGCCACAAAGCACTCGCCGACAACATTCTTCCTAGCACCGGAAGCTGTGAAATCCGAGGTTCCAACAACCTGAATGGAGTACAGGGTCGTAGGGTTGAGAGAGCCATCGTTCACCGCTCCACCAGCCACTCCAGCGCGAACGTCGAAGTGGGCGTGCATGAGTCGGTTGTACTCCCTGTCGAGTAGGATTCGATAGATGCCAACGCCAAGCCTGGTAACAGAAGTGATTCCGCTACCTTGAGTGCCTGTCACCGCACCCGTGCTGCCGGTCAGAAACCGAACGTTCAGAAGGACGGCGTCCTTGATCAAGTTCGATATTTTTTGTTCAAAAGCATAAGCTACCATGATGTTTCTCCTTTCCGCTCAATTACGAGCGGAGAATCATGCGACCGTTGAAGCCGGGAGCGTCACATGCCAGCTGTAGGTTGCTCTTGAAGCGAGCTTCCCACTGGTCAGCATCGGCAACCGCGCGGATGGTAAGTCCATCGCGATTGATGAGGCTCATTGGGCTGTCGCCCTTATGGTACAGCAGCCAGGTTCTCATATCGAGAAGGAGTGCTTCCTTGTCCGGACAGTCTGCGTCCTGAACAACTTCGATGGGACCCTTAGGACCATTGAGCAGGATGCCTCGGAAACCGAAAGTCGCCTTTTGGTCGGGCTTGATATCGATGTAATTAACGCGAGTGCCGAGAGAGTTCACAAGGCGAACCCAGTCGTTAGGGTTGATTATGCAGAGCTTCGGATTTGCCTCTGCGATTCTTGTGATAAGGGACGCCATGTGAGGAATAGCCTCTTCGATAGGGGTTCCTACAAAGCTCTTGTACCAGCCTGCAAGGCGGATACGATCCACAGAGCGATTCACGCCCCAGAAGCTATCACCACCTGAAACGGAAGAAGGAAGCCAAGACTGGATGCCGTCGACCTTTGCGTCATAGTCACCATAGACAAACACGTATTGGTTCGCTGTAAGATCCCTGTTTGTTGCAGTGTCGGCAGCGCCGCCGTCGGTTGCAGCAACCTCGTAGGTTCCGGCCTCCAGGTCGACTGACTTCACGAACGATATGGTGGTACCAACCGTTCCGCCACCGTCAACAGAGTCGGCGTAGATCTTCATTCCAACCTGGAGGTGCTTAACGTCGTCAGCAACCTTCGCATTGATGGTAGTAGAGCTGCCGGACTGCGTAGAGGCAATCTGCATAATGGCGCCAGAACCGCCTCTGAAGAGTGCGTGCGAGGCAGAATCGCCAAGCTGTGCCATTTTGTTGTCTGCTTCCTTGGTACGAGCATCGAAGAACGCAGCAGCGTCCTGCCCTTCAACGGATTGAAGGAGCTCGTCGTCCCAGCGAACAACCGCGTAATCCTGCACGGTCTGAAGAGCCATTTGAACGCCCTTGGTACCGAGTGGATTGCCCTGTGCGAGAGAGAAAGAAGCGGACCGACCGCCACCACGAGAATAATCAATCACGTGGTCGATATACTTTCCGGACACTCTCTTTTTGCGAGCAAGAAGGAGGGCCAGAAAAGGATGGTCACGGGCCAGGGTATCTTCCATGAAATCAGAAACATACTTAATCTTGAGAGCGTGGCTAAACGCTGTTAGGTCAATTGAAGCCATTTTTCACTATCTCCTACGCTTTTAGGAAAGCCTTCAAGGCTGCCTTATGGCGTTCTTCGTGGGTCATCGGCATACCGGGAACCGCTCCCGATGCGCCACCGTCACCTCCGAGGGTAGTTGGCTGACCCCGATTCGGAGAAAGGAAAGTATTATCACCAGCTTGCTTCTGGTCTGCGCCAAAATGCGCCGACAATTTTTTCCGCTTTTTCAAGTCTAGCAGTCTTTGTTCTTCCTGTCTAGTTAGATACGCCTCTACCAATTCCAGAGCCGCAGCTGCGCTGAGTGGAGTGCGCTTCTCGACAGGAATTCCCTTCTCGCCCTGCTGCTCATAGTTGCGCTTGATAACAGAGAACGCCAGCTCGATGGAGGATGCCGAGCCGGGAGCGTCTTTCATTGCAAGCACCATCTCGAACTTATCAGGGTCCTTGGCAGCCTCAGCCAGAATGGAGTTTTTGTAAGAAACCTCAGCGACCTTCAGCTGGTTCTTGCGGTACTCCTCTTTCTCGGCCTCGCGAGCCTGCTTTATGCTCTCAATCTCTTTTTGCAACTCTTTGTATTTGGTAACCTGAGGATCTTCGTTGGCTAAGTAATGTTCCGTCAGCTTTTCGTAACTAATGCCGAGGTCTTGTAGCGCCTCGATAGCCTCTTTCATATCGCCGCTAGCGATGCGCTCTTTTCTCTGATTCCATTTCGTATGAGCGCCTTCAATATCCTGAATAGACTGCTCTTTCCTGGATAGTTCCTGCTTGCGTCTCTCAAGTTCCGCTTCCTTTTTTGTAAGATGCGACATTCGTTGGGAAAAGTCGTCGTTAACTGGCTCCGAAAGCTGAGGGGCTGCGTCAGTTCTCGGGGATTCGGCGGGGTTTGCTAGAATTTGTCCTGCAATTTCATCACTCATACGGGTACTCCTTGGGGCATTGGTGGAAGAGGGGGCATACCTGCGCCTGGCGCCGGAGGCATTTCTGTCATCGGCAGAGGTTCCGGAGACGCAGGGATATCACTCTCGATTAAAGATTGAATGCTGTCAATATACTCTTGCAAATTCTGAAGAATTCGGTCCTTTACGCCGTTGTCACGGGCGTGCAGGTACATGTTCGTGGCTACCGTAAGGCAGGTCTCCAAATCGTCATATTTCTCAGCGGCCATTGGGTCTTCTCCGTCAAGAATAGCTTCGACGTTCTTCCTGGCGCTGTAATATCCTGCGTACTTGATCTCGGTATGCATCCTCATATCGGGCATATCTGCCAAATCGGCGAACTCCGCAGGGGAGATAAGCCCGTTGGCAAGCAGTTCTGCGAGCTTTTCCTGTCGTGCAGCGGGCTCATTGGGAAGCGCTGACACGGGGTAATTCTTGATTAGAATCCTGTCGTTGTCGATATCTGCATCCTTCCACTTTATGCGCTCGCCCCCGGTGGAGGAGTGCGACATGATGCAGAAGCTCGGGTTCTTGTCGGCAATCAACGTGCACATTGCCTTGGTGGCCTTGAACGCATCGATGTGTAGCTCTTCAAAAGCCTGGCCAACCAACACGAACCTCTCGCTCTCGATGTCGTTGTAGGTTTGCAGAGCCCTTCCCGACTCCAAGCCGGCAGGCTTCTCCGAACGGGCGCTCAGTGCCGAGATACCCACAAAGGCGTATGCCTCGTTCTTAAGCATCTGTAAGTAGTCAACAATCTGCGAGTGAATCGGTTGCGGAGCAAAGTACTGCGGGGGCATGCCTGAGTACGGGAGAATTGCACCGATTTGGTTGGTGATGATTCCTTTGGGAATCGAGCCCTTCTGCATAAGCCATTTCGGAGCATGTCCGAGCTGCATAGCCCTCTGCACGTAGTAGAGGATCTTGTTGATTTCCAACTGGAAAGGGGCCACTTCGTCTATCAGCGACACACCCCAGAAACCTAGCCCCGGACGGGACCAGCGGAAGAACAAGAACGGCTCTCCGTAGGAATACTCTTCGTCGTCAAGTAGGTCGAGGCCGTCGACGCACACAACGTGCCGCACCGTGTTGCGCAGGCTCCAAGCCTCATACGCGACAATGAACTCCTGAGACTTCACGCCGTTCATGGCCGTCTGGCCCTGCATTGCCATGAGTTTTTCTTTGTGCTCGGGGAACTTGTTGATCAGTGCCGCCTTAGAGTAAACGCGCCAGCGGTAATATCGGGAGGGCGTTCCATAAATGGCGTCCATATCATCCACCAGCACCTCGAAAGGCAGGCAGCGCTCGTACATCACCTTCTTGTTCTCAACGTCCGGAATTGGCTGGATTATCCCCGTTCCGCAAATGCACGCGTCGATGAATGCTTGCTTAGCCGCGCGGTGCCAGTTGTTGTTGTACATGACGCCGTACACTGCCCGGTCAAGACGCTCTGCCTTGCGCTGCAAGTTGTAGTCGCCACGGTCCGTAACAACCTGTACCTTAATGCGATTCTTCGAAATCTTGGCGGCGATAGTGTCAGTGCAGGACTTCGCCAAGTTCCACACCAGCTTGTTCCCGATATCCCCCTGAGGGGATGCAGCGCTCTCGAACAGGCGATAGCACCCAAAAACTCCGCTAGTGTAAGTGTTCGAATACATTTGCATGTTCCGAAACATCATGTTTTCTCTGGCGCTGTTGTCCTGGTCTAGCTGCGCAATGTGCGGAAGTAGGCTGTTGAAAACCTCCCCTCGCTTCGCAGCAGTCCAGTCGACAGCTTCCTTACTACTCGTCGTCTTCAGCCCGAGCTGTCGCAACATCTGGCGATCTCCTTTCAAACGGGTCTGCTGATGCGTGGACTATCCGATGCATATCAAAGGGGTCTGCCTCAGTCTGTGGAAAGACGCACTCCGGAGGGAAGAACTCTACCTCGAAAAATCCTGGGCATACAAACTTGCTCACGTTGTTCTTCTTGCAGAAGGAAATCAGTCTCTGAATAGCTTCCTCGCTACCAGGAATCCCACTCTGCGAACATCCTTGACTCTGACACATAATCGTCGTCCTCTGTTTCTGTAGCAGACGCCATTGCGAAACGCTTCACTATTGGCGCCACCTCTTCCTCTGTCTGTCCAAACAAGTATCCAACACACTCGCGCCAAGCATAGAGCGTAGCATCAGCCAAGTGGTTTTCGCAAGAAGGATCTTCCCGTTGCTTCTTGGACTTCTCGTCCCACACCAGGCTTGACCACTCCTCGGCAAGGCCGTTTTCCTCATTGATTATCTGTAGATAGCCCTCAGTCAGGTCAGAGTTCAGCAGTTCGATGAATCCGAGCTTCTTCGTTTTCTGCGCCGGAGTAAGACAAAGCGAGAACCGCGTGTTCAAGTCCTCCGCAATCGCCTTACCCAAGCCGCCCTCGTCGCAAACTGCCCGAACTGGCTTGTATTTGTCCACCAGCCCCTGCAGAATGCATCCGAACTCGCTCAAGAGCATCCTGGAGCGCTTAAACTGCTCTACGACGTAGATGTGACGAGTTTTCTCAGGGTTGTAGGCCAGAACAACCGCCGCATTAGAATCGTTGAAGCCAAGGTCCGCACCAAGAATGTATAGCAGGCCCTCCATAGACGTGTCGGGACTTGCCTGGTTCCGCAAGGCATTGTAACTGTACACATTATTGCCGTCTCCTTTTATCCATTTTCCTTCATACTCCCTCAAATAGATTGGATTGTCTTCGCTCCAGCCCTTCTTGCGCCTGGTCTTCTTTAGGAAATCTTCGACATCTTCGATGAAGGGGTTGTCGCGGGACGTCCAGTGATGCTTGGTGAACTCAGGTGCCGAATGAACCGCCTCGTAGAAGTAGGAGCCGAAGTCCGGGGAAGGGGTCCCAATGATGCGTAAACGGCCCTTCCTTGTGATGAAGGAGGGTGCGATACACTCTTCTATCATCTGCTTGATGTGGCCCCTAAACGAGGCAGCTTCGTCGATTACGACCAGGTCCCACGGAACGCCGCGCAACGTCTCGCCTATTGAGCTTTCGTTAGCGCCTCCGAACTGGATTATCGAACCATTCTCGAAGTATATGACGAGCTCAGCCTCATTGAACTTTGCCCGGATACCGTGGCGCTTGCACTGCCGCTTAGTCTCGCGCCAGGCGATAGCCTTTGCACTCTTGCGAGTTAGGGCCAGGTAAGCGACATTCCGATCTGGACGGGCTACGACTGTGGATACCATGTCAACGATGATGCTGTACGTTTTCCCCGCCTGCCTAGAGCAAGATGCGGCGGAATACTCGCTCTTGTCTTCCACGAACGCAAGTTGCTGCTTGAATAGCTGACCCTTTAGAGCCGCAACGACGTCCTCGGCCGGCCGATCCAGCTTTCTCTTGGACATCTCCTTTTCAAGCAACTTCTTGTTTATCTTAATCATTCAACACTTACTTTGATTTGGTAGCTACGCTTGCCGTCTCTACGTGAAACTCAATGGCCGCAATATTCGGAGCCATTATGCGGAAGTGGCGCTTGCAGGGAAGTCCCTCTTCGAAGTCGTCCGCAATCACGTCCACGCTGTCACCTAGCAGCTCCAATGAAACAATCCTTAGTTCAACTCGTTCTTTTGACAGAACGGTAGTAGACTGCTTGTTTTCTCCAAGCTGGATTGCTTTTCCGAGGAACACTCTCTTGATACGCACTCGATACCCCCTAAGAATATGAAAGGATTGTAAATTCCGACGAATAGCGACTGCGCCTCTATCGGATCGAAAGCTGTCACTGCTGTTTCGATATTAAGTAGCTTAATCAGCATCTTGAACACGCCCATCCTTCGATGGGTCTTGCGAACGTAGGCGAAGTAGATTCGGGGAAGGCTGTCGACAGGGCGCCTAACCACTATCGCCCCTAGGAGAAGCCCTTCGGAAAATACGCCGTATGCCTGGCAGGACTGCTGCACGGCCTCGAAGCGCTTGGTAATCTCCAGATTGAACACGACGGCGTCAATGTTGGGCATATCGATGCGCAAATGGATGCGCCACGGGTGTAGAATAAAAGGCCACTCATCTTCCTTAAGTGCGCGTAGTATCAACATGGTCGCAGCACCTGTATAGCTATCAATGCTATTATATAGGCGAGAAATATCCAGGTCCACAAGCTTCCGGTAAAGCTCTCGTCTTCGGATGGGAACCTACTCATCATTATCTCCTTTTGCAGCCGACAATTGCTGCAGTTGTTCGTTCGGCAATCCGCGCAAGAACTCCATGTCCAGGCGCTTTGCCTTGAGGCGAAGGTTTTGGAATTCGAGAAGAATGCTCGCCAGTGCGCGAAGCTTCATAACGCCCTCTGAGTCCAGGGCGCCTGCTTCTGCGGCAAGTCCGTCGACTTCGGCATCAACGATATCAAGTACTTTCTTGAGTGGGTGCTGCCTTGGCCTCTTCACGTCTTCGTATCTCCCTCTTGAGGAACCCTTGACGAATCCCCTCAGTCTTCTTATCGGCATTTGCGGAAAAACCTATAGGATTTTTTCGATGCATGCGCAATCTTTCTTTGTCCAGCACGCAATCCACCAACCCCGGAATGTGCAACCATTTGAAATGTAACGCACCTCTGGAGCCAATGCAAGTCAAAGGGTGGCCCAGCCACGTCATGCGCTCGATAAACAGTTCCTTGAATAGCTTGACAAACGCCCCTGGGTCTAGGTGTATGCCGCTGTTCTCCAAGAAGTCCTGGACCTCGAAGTAGGCTTTCTCATAGGCCACTTGGTCCCGAAAGTAAGTTGATTGGTTGGACAGCTTTTTCATTTTGGATTTGGGAGCCCGGGGTGACGAGGTCGATCGTAATCGAGACCCCCCACCCCTAAAAACGGGGATCAACTCCCGTGCACTGCTACCCAACAGGTTCCTGAGCTGCTCTATATTGTCAGGCCCCAGCAGCTGGCTGACGGCACGAAGAGGAGACTCGAC